TTGTCTATGTTCCGTTTGACGACGGGGCGACGGTGGTGGCCGCATAATGCCCAAAATCACAGAGCAAGGTCCGTCTATCTCAGCTGAATGGAATGCCCCCGTTCCAATAGACGGAGGGGACGCTGGCAACGGCGGGAGTGACACCCCTCAACTCCCGCCACGTCCCCTAGACACAGACCTCAAACGAGTATGGGTCGCCTACGCGAAAGCGTTAGGAGCCAACTCGAAAGGAACGAAAGCGGAGCTGATCGCGCGTGTTGGTTGAATGCCCAAAATGCACAACCCAGTATCCGCCGGATGTCCCGAAATGTCCCCATTGTGGATGGGTGACGGGTAAGGCGAGGCCGAAACCTAAGAAGAAGAAATGACCGTCTACGCCACTCGGCGGACGATCATTTCACAGTTTGCGGACACGGACGGCGACGGAACCGGGACAATCGACGCGGTAGCTGACACGTCAGGCGCGGCCGACGAATTCTATTTCACAGCGTCGACGCGGGCGGTGATCGCCCGTATGATCGTATCCGTGGGCGACACAACCGGAATGCAAGCCCAAGAATACGGCAATCTTGGAGCGGCTCTCGGGACGGGGGTTCTCGTTACAACACGCGATGACAGTGACGTAACCGTCCAAAATTTGACCGGACAGGGGGCGGTAACCACCAACGCCAATTGGGGCGAATACTGTTACGACGTCGATGTCAAATCGTGGGGATCGGGAAACGAGTTATTAGTGGCACGTTGGACGTTTCTTAAAACCGGAACGGATCTGATCCTCGAACCGGGATGGGATTTCGTGGTTACCGTGAATGACAGCATGATTGGGCTATTGAGCCACCGTTTTCTGTTACAAGGGTATTACATATGAGTTGGGCACAACTTCAAGCGATCCTCGACGAGGCCCGGGCGGAGCATGAGGAAAATGAGCAGGATGAACCGTCCGCGTGTCCTAACGACGGGGAACCGTTGGTACGCACCGATTCGGGAAATCTGGTGTGTCTCTATGACGGGTGGCGATGGCGCTAAGCTGACAAAATAAGGAAGATCCTGGAAAGCATGGTGATCCCGAATGGTTAGACCGACGTACGCGACGGTCGAACAGTTGCAGGCCGCGACTGATTTCAAGACGACCGGATACGAAGGCGACCGGTTGAAACGGCTCCTCGAGTCGGCGTCGGCTCTGATCGACCGCAAATTCCACCGGCATTTTTACCCTCTCACCGAAACCCGGACTTACACCGACCCTTATTTCGTGACTCCGCGGCGGACCACGTCAACAGGGTTCTGGTTGGAAGCGGATCTTCAGTCTTTGTCGTCGGCGACGGTTGACACGGTTTCGCAGACGGTCGGCGACATCGAACTCTATTCATCGACATACGGCCCGCCATATTCATGGGCGGGAGTGACCGGCTCGACCATTGTCCTTGTCGGCGTATGGGGGTATACCAACGACACCGAATCGGCGGGGACGATTACCGCCAACATCGGAACCACGACGGCGACGACTTGTGCTTGTTCCGACTCCTCCGCGATCGGGATCGGTGATCTGATAACCATCAACTCGGAACGGATGATCGTCACCGGCAAATCCATGCTCGACACTGGAGTCGACTTCTCCGCGGGGGGGACCACTGCCGCCGTATCGGATAATGCGATCACAATGGACGGAGCCGGCCTCTTAGTGGGTGAAACGATCCTCGCCGACGCTGAAAAGATGCTGATCGTCGAATACAACTCCGCCACCGAAATCGCCACCGTGAAACGAGGCTATGACGGGTCCGTCCTGGCAACCCACACAACCCCAAGCGTTTACGCACCGCGGACGTTGACGATCACCCGGGGGGCTACCGGGTCGACGGCGTCAACCCACACGTCCGCCGATGCGATCACTCGGAACACTCCGCCGCCGCTTATCAGCTCGTTATGTGTCGCCGAATCGATCGTCGCATACGAACAGGAAGCGTCCGGGTATGCGAGGGTTGTCGGGTCAGGTGACAACGCCCGGGAAGCCCGCGGGGTCGGTCTTGACGCTATCCGTAAGGATGCGTCGGTTTATCAGAGGCGGCGATGGGCCGTCGTGTAACCGCTAAAGGTCCGATCGTCGACGGGCGAGCCCTGAAAGACGCCGAACGCGCTCGCATAGCAATCCAGAACGATGTCGCCGAGGCCGCGTTTAACGAAGTCCACGACCTGTTAGCCGCGTCCCTCAAGAACCCGACCGGCTACTACGAATCGAGGGTGAGAACCAACCGGGCGAAACGATCAAATGAGATCACCGATTCAGGCGTGGTTTACGGCGCATGGCTCGAAGGGACAAGCTCACGGAATCAGACCTCACGGTTTAAAGGGTATGCCACCTTCCGACGTGCAACTCAGAAAGTCGAAGGACGTTCTGGACAGATCGCCGCCGCCGCTATCCGTCCGTTTGTTAAGAGGATGAACAAATGACGCCGGCAACCGTGAACGCCATATTCGACGCCATGCAGAATCACGCTCTCGCCTCGGGATATTTTGAGCGGGTGAATAAACACGAACCTAAGAACGCTCCCCCCGCGGGCTTATCGGCGGCGATATGGGTCGACTACATAGGACCGGCGGAGTCAGGGTTGGCGTCGACGTCTCCGGTTGTCCGGTTCAATGTCCGCATATACCAGAACATGATTTCAGAACCGCAAGACGCCATCGACCCTTCAGTTTTGACGGCGACCGCGTCTCTTATGGGTGACTATTCGGGGGACTTCACCCTCGGCGGCAACGTCCGCAATATTGACCTGTTGGGCATGACGGGAACCCCCCTTGAGGCCCGCGCCGGATACATCAACCAAGACGGGCAGATGATGCGAACCATGACGATCACCGTCCCCGCAATAGTCAACGACAGTTGGAGCCAAGCAGCATGAGCAAACAATCAGGACTCGGAGACAACCTATACGTCGGCGGGTACAACATATCCGGCGACGTTGGCCAGTTGGGGCGTATTGGCGGCGGGCCGGCCCTCCTCGAAGTCACCGGGATTGACAAGTCCGCCGTTGAAAGGCTCGGAGGGAAACGGGACGGGTCGATCGACTTCACCGCATATTTCGACGATGCAGCACTACTAGAACACGTTGCACTCTCGCCGTTACCTACCGCGGACGTGTTACTCACCTATTTCCGGGGAACAACCCTTGGCAATCCCGCCGCCGGCTTGGAAGCGAAACAGGTCAATTATGACGGCTCCCGCGGTGAGGACGGTTCACTCACGTTCGACGTGAACGCGATCGCTAACGGCTACGGAATCGAATTCGGGCGGAGCCTCACCGCCGGAGTACGCACCGATACTGGGGCGACGTCCGGCTCGAGCATCGACTACGGGGCGACGATCGGCCAGACCCTTCTCGGAGCTCAAGCGTATTTGCAGGTGTTCGACTTCACCGGAACCGATGTGACGGTCACCGTTGAGGATTCGACTAACGATTCGGCGTGGGCGAGTCTGGTGGCGTTCACCGCGGTCACGTCGGGACCTACCGACGAGCGGGTAGCAACCTCGGGGTCGACAACCGTCGACCGTTATATCCGGGTGACAACATCGACAACAGGCGGATTCTCCGACCTCGATTTCGCTGTCATGGTCGTTAAGAACGAGACGGCGATTGTGTTCTAATGGTTGTCCCAGCTCTCCCCCCCGCCGCGAAAAAGACGTATGAGATTGCACGTCCGTTAGATACCCATTTCCGGTCGGCGTCTTGTGAGGAGATCGGATGCGAAACTCAGGAGTCGGGGTTCATTGTCCGTATTGACGAGGCGATCCCCTTCGGGCAGAAACAGGCGTATTACATACGCCACCATTCCGGCCGGCCATATACCGAACATCATGAGAACGGTCTAACCGAATTCGTGTTTCCCCCGGGTACGGAATGTTTCAACTCTCATAATGTGCCGGATCGTGAGCCGGCGTTCATTGTGAAGGGTGGCGACTGGCGGGGCAACCCCCGCGGCGACTACCGGGTACACGACACCCCGGACCATTGGGTGGAAGATTTCAGCGAGCATCAAAACCGATTAGCGAGGAGCTAAACACATGGCGAAAGAAACAGGGTTAGGTTGGACGACACTATCAGTTGACGATTCGGGCGGCACAGCTCGAGCCATCGTCAACGACGTAACCAATCTCAACTTCAGCACCCCCCGCGGGGTTCAAGACGTGACAGGCGTCGACAAATCGGCAATGGAACGGTTGCTCTTGTTGGCCGACTTCCAAGTGCAACTAAACGGCGTGTTCAATGACGCGGCGAACGTGTCGCATGATGTGTTCAAAACGGTTCCATCGACGAGTGTGGCGAGAACGGTCACGTTGACAGTCTCCGGGCAGACGCTCCCCAATGAGGCGTTGTTTTCTGACTACGCGTTGACTAGGGCCGCTGACGGTTCCCTTACATGGTCGACGACCGGCGAACTGAGCGACGGCACCGTCCCAACTTGGGCCTAACGGATGGATTTGACGCTTAGCGTCGATCTCCCCACACGTCCCGAACCCGTCAAGGTTGACGTAACCCTCGAGATCGCATCTATTGAGGATGCGACGGCGGTTATCACTTTGGCGGGTGTGGACGCGATGGAGCGGCTAGTTGTCGACGGGTGGAACGAGTTAGCTGCCCGCGCCGTCGTCTATCAGACACTCCAAAATCATCCTGACATTCCCGATTTTGCATGGGAGGAAATGGACCCTCTCGACTTCGGCGACCTCGACGTTTTCATGGGCGACGCGTCGCTGAATGAGACGTTAGAGATGGAAACCTAATGTCGTTCGGTGGCGGCGGGAACCGTGTCCATGTAACGATCACCGCCGACAACAAGAAACTCGACAAGGAACTCAAAGCGTCGGGTAAAGCCGTTGACAAGTTTTCTAAGACGACGGAATCACGGCTAGGGAAAACCGCCGGGTTTATGAAAGTCGGTTTCGCCGCGGCGGGTGGAGCCGCGTTAGCGAAGTTCACGACGGCGGCGGTTGATCGGGCCGAACAGATGAATTCGGCGTATGCGATCACCGAACAGGTCATCGCTCAGACCGGCGGAGCGGCGAACATTACCGCGCAGGAGGTTAAGAACCTCGCCAAGGAACAGTCGAATTTGACGTCGGTTGATAAGGCGATGGTCACTGAAGGTGCCAACGTCATCCTCACGTTCAAGGGGATTAAGAATGAGGCCGGCGAAGGTAACGACGTTTTCGACCGGACCACGAAACTCATGCTCGACGTGGCCGCGGTCATGGGCACCGACGCCAAGAGCGGAGCCATCCAGCTCGGCAAAGCTCTTAATGATCCTGTTGCCAATA